TCCAATGAGACTCTGAGGTATGAGTGATTGTATAACCATCAGGCTTGAAGGTTTCTGGCAAGGTTAATGTATATTTGATGAACTTATCCAAATATGATTGTGAATTAACTGACTGGCCATATATATGATTGACTGATGCTTTCAGTTGGTTAAGGTTTGTTACTAATATAAAGAATACATTTTCGATATCAAATATATGTTTTATTTTCTCAAGCATGTCTATAGAGAATGTTGGGCGGCATCTGTCAAGCTCATCAACAATAATAATGATTTGATTATCACTCGATAATTCACGAATTTTGTCCTTTAGAGCATTAACATTACTCTCTGCATCTATATGCTCCTGAATCAGATTTTCCATCGCCCCGTCAATTGCTGCGTTGCTCGTTTCCTTCATGGCTTGCTGGAAATCCTCAGCCACTGCGCCCGCTTCTTGTTTAAGAAGCCAGCCAGCTACAGCCTTTAAGGCTGTTGAACCAGTAAACTTAAGAGCAGGAATGGCTTTTTGTATAAGAGCCTTTTGTTTGGGCTGTGGTAGCGCGCCTGCAATCGCAGCTGTAAAGGATCTTCGCAATGATCTTCCTTAAATGCGTCAATATAAATAACTTTCTTATCAGGATAGGCGGTTGATATGTAGTCAAGAAGCTTTAAGCTAAATTCAGTTTTACCTGTACCCCAGTTCCCGTCTATGACGGTAGGTGAGATATCCACAGAGGAATCAATCAGTTTTGCAAGGTTTTCAGCAATAACCTTTCTTTTGTATTCATCACGATCGTCAAACGTCAAGCTCACTTTGATAGCTCCTTTCGTAAGGGATAAAAAGATAATAAAAAAAATTAACGCGGTCCGCAAAAAATGATTTAACGTGATAAGAGTGGTCACAACGACACGACGCTTATCAGTTCAAAACCTCGCTTCTGCGGGTTTTTGGCCGTACAGAGTAAACATTCTTGTTGATATGGTAATCATAAATGCTTACTATAATAGCATGTTCAACAGAATGGAGGAGTGGTGAAGCAAAACGAGTTCAGGCGGTGGCTTGAATCTCAGGGAGTCGAGGTTTCAAACGGTACCAACCATCTGAAACTGAGATACAACGGTAAGGTAAGCGTAATGCCCAGACATCCCGGCTCTGAGTTAAAAGAAACACTGCGAAGGGCGATACTCAAGCAGTTAGGCCTTAAATAACAAACCAGCCCTCCGGGGCTGGTTACTCGGCAAAGCTTCATCAAGACGATATGCGATACCCTGTAAACCTTGAGCCGGACACTGGCGGCTATGTTGTATCTTTCCCGGATATCCCCGAGGCGCTGACCCAGGGCGATGATCGGGAAGAGGCGCTGTCTATGGCGCGCGATGCGCTGGTAACTGCCTTCGATTTTTACTTCGAGGATGGTCGGCCAGTACCCGCGCCGGGGCCGGTGAACGGTGATTATGTAGATGTGCCCGCCAGCGTGGCGGCGAAGGTGCTGCTGCTTAATGCCTTTCTCGCTTCCGGCTTAACCCAGGTTGAGCTGGCTTCGCGCATGGGGATTAAAAAGCAGGAGGTGACACGCCTCTTTAACCTGCATCACTCGACCAAGATCGACACTATACAGAAAGCGCTGGCGGTGCTGGGTAAGACCCTGGAACTACACGCCGCGTAATAGCGCTTCACCATCTCAATCAAGGCTCGCTTCGGCGGGCCTTTTTTATTCCCCTCGTATGAGAGGACTCACAGTAATAGCGAGGGGGCTTAATGTCCGAACCTGTATCCGGGTCTGTTATCGCTGGTAGCGCGCTAACGGGGGCCAGCGTTTATGGACTGCTGACGGGCACCGATTACGGTGTCGTGTTCGGCGCTTTCGCTGGTGCCGTTTTCTACGTGGCTACCGCAGCAGACCTGACTATTTTCCGCCGTTCTGCATACTTCATCGTTTCCTATTTTGCCGGGGTATACGGATCCGGGCTGGCAGGTTCCCTGCTTGCCAGCGTGACCCAGTACACCGAAAAGCCGCTCGACGCCCTGGGCGCAGTGGTTCTCTCCGCTCTGGCAATCAAGACGCTGACCTTTCTCAGTGAACAGGATCCGTTGTCGCTCCTGCAGAGGTGGAGAGGAGGAGCCAATGGTAACAAGTGATCCGCTGGTGCTTACCAATGTCGTAACCTGTACCGCGATTGTTCTGCGCCTGATGATGTTCCGCAAGCCGGGCGGGCGACATAACTGGTGGGCCTCATGGATGGCATATCTGATCATCCTGGCGTATGCCTCGGTACCGTTCCGGTTCATATTTGATTACTACCTGCACGCCCACTGGGCCTCCGTCACCATGAACCTGATCATCTGCGCCGCCGTGTTCCGGGCACGGGGTAATGTGGCGCGACTGTTCTACGTCCTGAGGCCAGAATGAACCTAAAACAATTTCAGAGGGCGGCTGACATCAGCGCCGGATTAGCTGCACGCTGGTTCCCGCACATCGATGCGGCGATGCGCGAGTTCGGTATTACTGATCCTGTCGTTCAGGCGATGTTTATCGCTCAGGTGGGCCATGAATCCAACGGCTTTACCGCGCTGGTGGAGAACTTTAACTACAGCGTGGCGGGGCTGGCAGACTTTATCCGCGCCGGTCGCATCACGCGGGATCAGGCAAGCATGCTGGGCCGCCGTCCGGATGAAAAAGCGTTGCCGCCGGAGCGCCAGCGCGCGATCGCTAATCTGGTCTACAGCAAACGACTGGGGAACAAAGGCCCGCAGGATGGATGGAAGTATCGCGGGCGCGGCCTGATTCAGATCACTGGGCTGGATAACTACCGCAGCTGCGGCACTGCTCTAAAGCTAGATCTCGTTACCGCTCCCGAGCTGCTGGCGGAAGATGAACATGCGGCCCGTTCGGCGGCGTGGTTCTTCGTTTCGAATGGTTGCCAGCGTTATGGGGGCGACGTCGAGCGCGTCACGGTGATCATCAACGGCGGTAAAAACGGACTGGCTGACCGCAACGAGCGATTCAACAGGGCGCGCAAGGCGCTGTTGGCATGAACCGAATATCGTTGGCCGCTGGTGGTGTGCTGTTGTTGCTCTGCGCTGTTCTGTCGATAGCGGTCAATCACTACCGGGATAACGCGATTGACTATAAAGACCAGCGAGACAAGGCCACCAGCGCGCTAAAGCTGGCGAAAGAAACCATTACCGACATGCAGGTGCGCCAGCGTGACGTGGCCGCTCTGGATGCCAAATATACGAAGGAGCTTGCGGATGCCCAGAAAAATATCGATCAGCTTGAGCGTGATGTTGTTGCTGGCCGT